GGAGTTGATAAAGCAAATATGATGGGTAACATTGCTGCATCAGCTCAAGGTATACCTACAATGAAAGAACTTGGAGTTGAAATTCCTGGTGCTATCGGTGGTATTGATCAAACAACTGGTATCGATATACCTGATATTGTTAATAAAGGCGGATTTACTCAATTATCTGATGTGATTGAAGACGGTCCAGTAATGAATACAAAGCCATCAACACCAATACAAGAAGTAGGTGCAATTACTTCAGGTGTTGCATCTCCTTCACCTTTATATACAAAGGTACATAGTGTAGAAGAATTAATTCTTGATTTGAAATCAGTAACAAGAGCTTACCATACACTAACAGTTGAGTGGACAGGATCCGCTGCAGATCGATCAGTATTGCCAAAACAATTTAACGATATAATGAAAGCGTTCTATAACACTATACCTGAAGCAAAGACTTTAGCAGAACAAAAGAAAATTAGTCCCGGCCATTTCTTTATTGAAAAGGATGGTACTGTAACTCGAATGCTACCACTTGAAGAGTTTGGTGTTTATCCGTTAGGTGATCAGTCTGCAGACCTTCAGAAGACAGCAAACAATATATTAAAATACAGTGTAAATGTTATCTTCGATGCAGGACATGCAGTGCCGGCTGGAGAAAAGACTAGTTCTACATATAGTCCTCAATCAATTAATGAAGCTCAGTATAATTCATTTAAGATGATTGCATCAGCATTCCTTCATGTTAATCCCGGAGGTAGGGCACTGGGTTGGGATGAAATCTTTGGTCCACATACAGGCCCAGGTTTTAATGTTCCTGACTATATGAAATCATTAGGAGCTAAGATTGGTAAACCTTATATACCAAAGAGAACACCAAAAGTAGAAATAACTGCAGCAGCCGCGGCAGATCGTATTGATTTAGCATTTCGTATATCTCGATTATCATATGATTATGAAAGAAATAAATATACTGCAACAAGGACAGAGTTCGGAGTTTCTCAACAGTTTGATTCGATTACAGAAGCTATTTCATATGCATACTTTCCAGAATCAAGAGCAGATTTTGCAACAAAGTATAACGAACCAAATGTTGCATTAGTTAAAATACAAGAACTCGGTATATTAAAAGGTGCAATTGAAAACAATATTGTGTTACCAAGAAATAGTAATCTTTATGATCAAGCACATAGACAATATAATGTTAATCTTGCGGCATCATCAGAAGCTAACATTGCAGCAGTAGAAGAAGGATTGATATAATGCCAACACCAAGTGATGAACAACTTCAATCAAAGGTAGGTAAATTAGTTGAAACTCAAGGCATTCAACACGATGGGTTCTTTGATCCTACCGGTCCGTATCCTCGTAGAGAGTATTCTGGTACTCAGCAAACTAATCGTGCTGCACGTGGTATTGATGAGAATAGGCTGAAGCTCGGTGGTGGCGCAGAGCGTTTAGATTTGGAAATCGATGAGTTCCCAGCATCTGAATATACAAAGAACCAAGTAAGAGAATTTGTATCCGGTCATGTAACAGAGTTTGATGATACACCCGGCCGTAATCGTATTCTTATCAAGCATTCATCTGGTACCGGTATTGATATGTTACCTGATGGATCTATTATTATTAACTCTACACGTAATACTATTCGTATTAGTGCTGGTGATGAAAAGGTTATTATCGAAGGTGATGGTGATATACAGTATAATGGTAATCTGAATCTTAGTGTAAAAGGTGATTATACTCTTAAAGTTGGTGGTGATTATAATGTAGAAGTCGGTGCTGACCATGTCGAAGATATTAAAGGTGCATACCGTCAAGATATTAATAAGAACTTCCAATCATTAGTAAATAAGAATGTATCACAGCAGATTACCGGTAACAAAACAGAGTTTATCCACGGTAGTCTTGATACTATGGTTAAGTCAAATGAAACACATATCGTGAGTGGTGCAGTTGACTATAATACAAAAGGTATATTAAGGACTACATCGCAGACTGAAGTAATCCTTACTTCTCCGAGTATTAATATGGGCGGTGAGAACATAGTGATGTACAACTATAACATGTATACAGGTCATTCAATCGAAGCTGGTGATACTATTACAACCAATACAGCATACATTACCGAAGTCACTACTTGTAAAGAGTTTGTTGGTTCATTGACTGGTAACGCCGATAACGCTACCGAGGCTGGCCGTGCTGGTTCAGCACCATTAGGTCCCGGTGGTTCGGCCGGTACGAAAGTAACTGGTACCGCAAGAGCAGTTGATACAAAAGCAACTGTATTACCTACTAATACGATTATGAATTCATTGATTCATGAAGGTGAGATGGCGGCTAAGGTCATTAATCTAGATCCGGGCAATGTTCTTTATAATATGATTAATCGAGTTGCAGACTATGCAGGTGTGTCGGAAAGAACACTCGATCTATCTGAAGTGAGATCTAAACTAAGAGATGTCCTAAATCAAGTTAATGAAACGTTTATTGGTGCAGTTATTTCAGAAGGTACACTATCGCCAGAGTACGGTAATGGAACACCGTCAGAAGTTAAGCGAATTGTAAAGAATGATGCTACTCCAAGATATGTAAGAGGTAAACAGGTTATTGGTAAGAGTGTCGGTGCAGAAGCTAAACGATTCAAAGGGAAAGTACAGAATGTAACCGAAACATTATCTGTCGATCCACAATATGATCCTCGCCTATACGATATTGATACTACTACTGAATTACAAAAGGGAGTGCGTATTGCACGGTTCCTTGGTAGCTATGGAGATAGAGCTAACTTTGATCATGTAACAACTAATGCAGATAGACAAGAAATTGCAAAGCATCTTGTACCACATGCAAATCTATTAAGAGAATTTATGGATGATGGTGACTTATTTGAAGATTACCGTTTATCTGTCGTAGAGGGGATATATGTTCCATCGAGTGGAGAAACTATTACCACCGATGGTATCAATGATCTCAAGTCACAAGGTCGTGCGGTTGTTTATGAACTATATGGCCTTAACGGTACGAGTGCACATGAGAAGGCATTTGATCTAGCAACATGGTGGAAAGATAGTTTAAAGTTTGAAAAGATGATACTCGACTATGATACATATGATCCGAATGGTTTTTTGAATACACAGATCATTATAATTATGCCAAAGTTTGAAGCAGGTGGTTATACCGCAACTTATAAGAATGAGATTGAAACTCGATATAATAATGTAGTACAAAGCACAAATGAACTGGTTGAATGTCGATGAGTTTCGATATAAATAGGATTACGGAGATTTAATATGCCAGTAAAAGCTTTTTCGATTGAAGACGGTAATACCAATATTAAGAGTCTAATTGGAGCTCGTAAAGCTTCATATGTAGATATTGACTTGGCGTTTGCGAATAAGCCGGCTGGTGATATATTTAAGAAAACAAATGCAGCTTCTGTTAAACAGGCAGTAAAGAATTTACTCATGACTAATCAAATGGAAAAGCCATTTGATATATCATTTGGCGGTAACTTATCAGACTTTATGTTCGAGACTGATACTGAGATTGATGCAAATGAAATAGCAGATAGAATTATTGAAACTATTCATTTACATGAGTCTCGGGCTGAAGTATTAGATGTTGATGTTACTCTCAAAGTAAGTAACAATGAAGTAAGAGTTACCGTACAATTCCAAATAGTTGCAACAAACGAAATTGTTCAACTTGAGTTTCCATTAGCAAGGTTAAGATAAATGGCAAGTACTATTAAATCAACTGACTTAGATTTTACTAACATTAAGCAAAAACTCAAGTCACATTTTCAAAAGAAAACAGAATTCAATGACTATGACTTTGAGGCATCAGGTCTATCAAATATTCTTGACGTGCTAGCATATAATACACATGTAAATGCTCTTACCGCAAACTATTCTATGAACGAATCATTTTTGACAACTGCGCAATTAAGAAGTTCAGTTGTATCTCATGCTCAAACACTTGGATATGAGGTTACATCTGCAACAGCCCCACGTGCAATCGTAAATCTTTCATTGAATCTTACCGGTGTATCAGGTCGGCCAGCACAAATTGCGCTAGCAAAAGGTACTCTTTTTACATCTTCAATTGATGGTGTATCATATACATTCAGAACAAGAGAAGCTTTCTTTGCACTTGATGATGGATCCGGTGTATATAATTTTAAAGCATCTGATGGCACTGATAATATTAATATATTCGAAGGTGTAGAAAAAACAAAAACATTTCTCGTAGGTGAGAAAGATGAAAGACAAGTCTATGTTATACCCGACCAAACAATGGATAAATCAACAGCTGTAGTTGAAGTATTTGAAACTGCATCGTCAAGTACCTTTATAACATATACACCTTTATCACAAGCAATTAATGTAGATGCTAATACAACTCATTTTTCTATATATGAATCACCTAATGGTTTCTATGAGTTAAACTTTGGTGATGGCATATCATTCGGTAAATCACCAGAACCAGGTGAAAAGGTTGTAGTAACATATCTATCAACTAAAGCCGAGCTTGCTAATAATGGTACAGTCTTTATTCCAGCATCTACGATTACAATTAATAGTATTTCATATCCTCTTAATGTTGTAACTGCAACTGAATCAACTGGTGGTGCACCGAAACAAACAGTTGAATCAATTCGACAATTGGCACCTATTGCATTTGCGGCACAGAAAAGACTTGTAACATCACTTGATTATAAAGGCATGATTGAAACAAACTTTTCACAAGTAAAAAATGCTGCGGTCTGGTCAGGAGATCAAAATGTTCCTCTTGATTATGGTGCAATCTATATTTCACTTAACTTTAAAGCAGGAACATCGGATACAGTAAAGCAAAATGTAAAAGATGCCATTATTGGAAACTTTACTAATAATCTTTCTGTTATGTCAATGACAACTAAATATATAGATCCTATCGATGTCTTTATGGAAGTTAACGTAGCATTTCAATTTGATCCGGCACTTACCGGTAAAACTCTTGGTGCAATGGAAACAACTATCTATCAATTCTTGCAAACATACTTTGCAGCTAATGTTGAAAACTTTGATTCTGTTTTCCGTAAATCTAATTTAGCTACAGAGATTGATGCACTTGATACTTCTATTTTAAGTTCATCAATTACAGTAAAACCATCATTGCGACAAGATGTTACTATTAATGCTCTTAATACATTTGCTTTGAATTATCCAATTAAGATTGCTCAACCAGATGATATATTACATCGAGTTACATCATCAGCATTTGAATTCAAAGGTGTGGTGGCAACAATTAAAAATCGCTTGAAGTCAACTATTTTGGAAATTCAAGACTTAGATGGAAATGTATTACTTGATAATATTGGTGAATATAATGCTGAAGCTGGTACGATTGCAATAAATGCATTTGAACCTTCACAAATTATTACCGGACATTCTTATCTTATTTTCTCTGTAGTGCCTGAACAAGATTCTTTTATTAAGCCTCTAAGAAATTATATACTAAGATTGGATACAGCTAAGTCTTCGGCAACTGCAACTATTGATCGTCAAACCACATCGTTAGAAGTAACCGTGTAATATGTCATTTGAAACTCAAAAAGATTATTTTAGATTTGCACCGAACTTTAAAACTAGTTTAGTAAAACAAGTACTTCCGGAACATTTTGCTGAAGACTATCCAGCCCTTATATCTTTTTTAGAAGGATACTACGAGTTCCTCGATTCAGATGATAACTTCGGAGGTGCCATTAATGAACTCCTTACAATACGAGATGTACAGGATGCTACTCTTAAAAATCTAGATTTTGTGTTTGACGAAATTGCACTTGGCATTTCTTCAGGCCAATTCTTATATCCAAGAGAAGCATTACTAAACTTTGGAAACTTTTTTCGAGTTAAAGGTTCTTTATATTCGGCTGAAGGATTCTTTCGAGCATTCTTTAACGAAAACGTAGAAATTGTTTATCCAAAAGAAAGATTGATGAGAATTGGAGATACTTCTCAACAAGGTCATATTGGTGCTGAAGCCGATAACCTTTTGCAAGATGGTAAGATATATCAGATCTTTTCTGTATTAATTCGATCACCTATTTCCCTTGTTACTTGGGAGACTATGTATCGTAACTTTGTTCATCCATCAGGTTTTCACCTTGCAGCTGAAACAGTACTTGAAGGTATTGGTCAAATATCAATCACTACGGCTGAATCTATAACTGATCCTTTTTCAAATACAACAAAGGTATTTTCAAATGCAGATTTTGGATTTGGCACACCATTTGCTAGTGCATCGATACTAACACTTGATGATGCTGATGCAGACAGTGCATCTCAGAGAATGAATCCATATGTCAAAATGTCTCAATACTCAGCATTTTCACTGGACAGTATTGCATCGATGTATAGCAGTATAGATGAGTGGGGCGGATATGTTCTTACTTTTGATGAAGCAGATTCTACAGGATCTGCAGTCAGATTTGATCATACATTGAAGACAATGGATCAACGACAATTCCAAACTTATTCTTATGGTTCAACGAGTACTATCTAGAAATCATTATAAATAACACTAATTAGATTGTAGGATATAAAATGGCACAACAAAATATTAATGTAGGAGCTACCGGCAACGACGGAACCGGTGATGATCTACGAACTGCTGGTAATAAGATAAACGATAACTTCTCCGAAGTATATGGAGATATTAGTGTTTTACAAGCTACTGCCGGTTTCGGTACAAGTGGAGTGTCATTTGATAGTGGTGGTATTCGATTTGAAGGTGCTACAACAGATTCTAATGAAACATTACTTTTAGCTTCTGATCCTACATCAGATAATACATTACTATTACCAGATAGTTCAGGTACACTAGCAACTATTGCTAAGATTACACAGATTATTGATAGCGCATATGTATCATTTATTACAGGAACAGCATTTGACTCAGCATCAACTATTACTTTAATCAATAATAATTCAATTGACTCTGCAGTTGCGCTTACACTTATTGATAGCGCATATATTCAATTTAGACAAATAACATCTACATTTGATTCGAATGAAGTAACAGATATTATCGATAGCAATTATGTAAAAGGATTAACAGATAGTTCATACGTAAAAGGATTTATTAATTCAAATTACGTAAATTCAATTGTAAATGTTCTTGATTCATCACATGTATTAGCGATCGCAGATGCATCACAACTCGATTCATCTGACATTATTCAAATGATTGATTCATCTTATACTCAAACACGAGTAGATAAAGTCAATCTAAGAAACTACACAGTAGCTCAAGTTCCAAATAGCCCACCTCACGGTACTTTAATTTTCTGTACCAATGGAAATTCTGGAGCAAAATGTCTTGCTATATATGATAGCGATGGTGATGGAACTGGAAACCCAGGATTTTTTAGACGTATTGCACTTGGTGCAGAGATTAGTACATAAGGATTAGAAAATGCCAGCAATTGTAACAGATGCCCTTAAACGGCAAATTGCCTCAGATTTTTTTGAGCAATTTAGTAGTGATTCGAAAAAGTATTATATTGGTGTAGGTAGATCCGAACAATGGGATTCATCAGATACAGTACCAACACCTGTTAATACACCTACAGAGGTAGGTGGTTTTAGAGATGGACTACAGTCAGTTAAGAAAGTAACAGGTACTTCACTAGTTGTTCCTCGTAATAATTGGTCTTCTGGTAGAATTTACTCACAATACGATGATCAACAAGGTGGTTATCCTACTAGTCCGTACTATGTTATGACAGACAATAATCAAGTTTATATTTGTTTGGAAACAGGTCGTAATCAGAATGGCGTTGCACAGGCATCAACCATTGAACCTACTGGTTCAAATAATGATTCATTCAGAACAGCCGATGGTTATGTATGGAAATTCTTGTTCACTGTATCAGCAGAACGTGGCAATGACTT